TAGTCACATCAGGATTAAGAAGCGTGTCAAATCGAATTTTCCAACGAAATTTATCATTATTTAAAGTATTGCATCGGCTAATAACCAAAGACGCCGAAAACATATTGTTAACGACCAACAAGTTCCGATCTTCGTTTAATTGTATATCCGCTCCGCATTCCATAAGTTGTCGCACAGTGTTTTCTATGGTGTCTTGGTGCAAATTGCGCAAATATTTATTAATTTCAAGATATTTATAGTCATGTCCCGGATCAAAACCGATAAGTTTATAAGCTCGCACCAAACCTCCAAAACGTCCGGAATAAGCGGCGCTGGATGGCATGTCTTCCGCTTCGTCAATAATTAAAGCGGATAAAAATCCTTTTTTATTTTGCAACTCTTTAAGTTTTTGAAGCATTTCCTCATCTGACAATTTGCGGCAACGAGCGGCGAATATGCCTTTAACCATAAAGAAATCGCTTGGATCAACAATGTTTTCAAAGGCGTTGTCTTTTCTTACCCACATATCCTCCGGATTTTTAACTCGCCTCATTTTGAGCTTGTATGAAATTCTATTGAAGATATTGTTGCCAATGTATTTTTCATTAGTCAGCACTTGTTTGACTGTTGAACGAGTCCATTCACGTCCCAAATCGGTTTTCACGCCTCTTTTATTTAATTCATCGGCGATTTGCGCCTCGTTTTTACAATCGTAAATAAATGATTTGTACATCCAACGCACAATCTCTTGTTCCTCGACGGGACCTGGAACCAATATCACACGGTCGGTGGCTATACTTTTGTGTTCGCCAACGGAAAGGACGCCTTTTTGATTGCCGTGCTCGTCAATCAACATTCTCCGTAGGCCAAATCCGGCAAAGCCGCCTTGCTTGTATCCAAGAGTGATAAGACGGGATTGCCCGGCGAACACTTTACATGACAACTCTCGGCTGTATTCCGCCGCCATAGTCCTTTTAACACTCTTTATAATGGTTGAAACGGGGCTATCGTCATTTGTGAACTGCTCGGCGCAATATTGCACACGGACTCCTGCTTTTTTGCAGATATATTCGTAATGGGCGCTTTCATCAGCGTCTTGAAAACGTCCCCAGCGGGTCACGTCGAGCACCAAAATGGCTTTGTACGCTTTGTTGTGGTTTTGGACGTCAGACAGCATCCTTTGCAGTTCTGGGCGTCCGGAAATGTTTAATCCACTACGGCCGCCATCGGTGTAAGTTTCTATAATTTCATAATTGTGTTTTTGGGCGTAATCGTTGATTGTCGCCATTTGGTTTTCCGGCGAATATTTTTGATGCTCCGTGGACATTCTCACGTACGCCGCGGCTTTTATTTTCTCCTCTGTTTTTGTATAATCACATAGCATATTATCATCTTCTTCGTGTAAATATTCCCAATGGCATTATACCATTTCCTTTTAATTGTTAACGAAAGGAGTATGAATGTCTAACATTAAAAAACACCAGAAATGGTATAAAAAAGAGCTTGAAGTCATTGTTTTCACAAATAATGAAGAATTGTCGCAAGCTCTTAAAAATCAATTGACCGAACATTACAAACGCAATGTTTCAAAGCATGTCGCCCATGATTTGGAATTGAATTTGTACACGGTTCGCAATTGGTTTAACAAAAACACCGGATTAAAAGCCTATGATTTGCTTAAACTCTTGGACAACTACGAGTTTATACAAGATTTTCTGGGATTTCGGAAAGTTGTTTTAAACAACCGATTAACGGGAAAGAAAAACCGGGAAGAAATTCGCAAAAAAATTCTTGATTTATTGGCAAACAATCCGAAAATGACAATGAACGAGTTGGCGCTCGCTCTTGAAATCACCCCTAAATCGGTGGAATGGAGATTATACCAGCTTGTTAAAGAAAAGAAAATTGAACGAACCGGAGCGACAAAAAATGGTCTATGGTTGGTTCGGAGATGAGTTTTCTTTATTGATTTTTAACATTATTATTGTATCGTATCCAACAGACATAGATTTGTTGTCTGTGTTTAGCGCCAGAAAAAGTGGTGCGGAGGTCTTCAAAAGCCTTTCCTTATGCGGCGTGGGATATTCGCCGTTAGATTTATTGCCTATTAGGCAATGATGGATATATCCCCGATTAAAACCTAGTTTTGGTCGGGGAGCTTTTAGCGTATGCAATAGGAGTCCTCGGACTTCAAAAGGCTAAAGGGATCAACTCATAAGGATGATTTTTGAACTCTCCGACCGCCTTAATTCCAAGGTGGTCTTTTATTATATGCGAGTTGATGATAAAAAAGTTTTTATATGCGTTCTTATGCGGTGGTTTAATGATTGACTTGGCTTTGGCCGATATTGAAGTCGTTTTCACACCATCTTGCGAATGCGAAAACAAAATAGTCGACCTTATTGACAACAGCAAAACATCCATCGACGTCGCCGTGTATTCCATAAACAATCGTAAAATCGTAAAGGCTTTGAAACGGGCAAAACAGCGAAATGTGACACTTCGTATTTTGACCGACAGGCTTCAAGCGGCGGGAAAATATTCCAAGGTGACTGATTTGCACGACTTTGGTTTAAATATTCGGGTGCATTCTAAAAATAAAATAGAGCATAACAAATTTGCTATTTTTGATGGTGAAACGGTGTCAACCGGATCGTATAATTGGACAAACACCGCCAGCGAGAATAACAGCGAAAATTGTTTGTTTTTAATAAAAGAGACAAAACATGTTAGATTGTATCAGATGCGTTTTGAGGAATTATGGAACGCAAATTCTCAAGACAAATCCGAACGATGGTTTGAAAGACGGAGAATAAAACATGAAACCAACAATTGAACCCTTAAAAATCGGTATAGCAGCTATAAAAAAGTCACATCGAAAAATGGAGCGGTGGCAAAAAACTTTTGATGAAATGTTTAACGGTCATTTTGTGCCTGAATATAATAATGTGTTGGAGACAGCACTTATAGATGTGTTGAAAAGAACATACAACGACACCAGCACGCTTGATTGGTGGATTTACGAAATGAAATTCGGATCAAAGGCGGTAAAAGGAGCAATGTCCGATGAAAACGGAAAAGACATCCCCATGCGCACTGTGAAAGATTTGTATCATTATTATGAAAACTACACATTGAATCAAAAGCAAGGATAAAAAATGGGAAGAGCTAAACGTGTGTTTGGATTGGGAAGTTTTTATCTTTCAAACCAGGAAAGAAAAGACGCTTGTAAATATTTAAAGGCACAATTGAAAGGAGATGTTCCTCAACCGATTGAAAATTTGACCTTAAGCAAATATTTTGAATTGATTAAAGAGATAGAACTCGCTTTTTGCGATGAGAACGGTGTCTCCAAACGTTACGGATATGAGGGTAGGAATGTTAATTTTAGAGATATGCCGGCAGAGGATGTTGCTCGCAGGACACTGGATGGACGACAAATGTTTCATTCCGATTATGGACAACCGGAAGGAATATTGGCCGATTACGACCACGATTGTTCAAAAGCTTTTAAGTGGTGGATTTTTCATTACACGCAATTTGGACATCCATGGGAAACCAGTGTGGGAAATTTTAATCCGTATCCTTTGTGGAAGAAAGGGTATAACCATCAAAACGTGGGCTATGATAAGAAAAACTACGAAAAACACGTCTCAGACAAATGGATTTTTTATTTCTCCCGTTGCCATCGGAATACCGTTTACGCTATGCGCGCGTTCATACGCTTACGAAAACTCGGATATCCCGTTTTATGGGATCAAGGGGAGTATGATCTGCGAGAGCTGAGTAAAAAATACTTTGTTGAATTATCTTCACAACCCCAATGGCTTGATATGGATGAGGACACCTACGAAAAAATAACGCAAAAATCCCAATAATTTAGCCAGTTTGTATATAATTGGAGAATATTGAAGTTTTTGAAGGTCTGAGACGGCGGATTTGGGGTAAAGGTTTGATATTTTTAAATATTATGCAAAATCAAGGCGTTATTTTGTATATTTTTCCTCATATTTATCCTTTTGCACAACCATTAATGAAAAGCCGGTTCTTGTGACCGGCTTTTTTTTGAATTGTGCGGCTGGAGTTTAACCCGCAAAGAAGCGGGTTTACGGCAGGCGGCAGCAAGATGCGGGTATGACGATCGGCGAAGCTGATAAGCGGTGCGGAGCGACGGAGAGGGCGAATGAAGAACCGATCCTGCCCATGCGGCCGGTAAGATTTATGAGTCTGATGATTTCCGGCTCATTTTTTTATGCCTGAAAGTCTTTCTGTTCAGTCAGGCTTCAACTGCAAGGTGAATTAACTTTCTGCTTCAAATCCGTATAATTGATTATAAACGTCAAAATTAGTTTTGCCGAATTTTTGATCTTCGGCTATACTCTCCGGGAGAGAAAGGAAAAACCACTGCCGGTTCGGTTTTGTCGTGCGGTTAAGTTGCGGGGAAGGCGTAAAACGGAATATAGAATTATTCAACGTTTTTCCGAAGGACCGGAAGACAAAGCCGATGCAATGGCCGGACGGGACGGAAGCCGCAGGACGGTGCTGCCGTCCGCGGCCGGAATGAAACGGAGTTGTATTTTTATTGTGTCATGGCGAAGGAAAATCGAAAATTTATATTATAAAACGGTCTTTGAGTTTCTGTGTGATTTTCCTATTTTTGTTTTTAAAAGGCTTGTTTGGGGCTGTCCGATAAGCGGGCGAAAGGAAAGGTTTGCCGGGCAGGGGATGGCATGTTCTTCTTTCGTTTCAGAAGCTGACCCGCAGGCCGGCGTTCAACTGGTATGAGGTATAGGCTTCGCCGGCTTCCAGGGTGACGGCGCCGTAGCAATAGGCGTTTTCGGCAACGGCGGCGTTGAAGCCGAGTGACGCTTCAAAGCCCAGGCCGCTCAAGTCGGAAGTGGTGAGGCGCGTGTCGGCAAATTTGACTTTGGTGCGGCCGATCCATTCGTTATACAGTCCCAGTTCCAGAAACAGTTTCCAGTTTGAGGTTCGCCCTTCCGGCAGGTAGGAAGTTTGCAGGTTAAATCTGCTGACGAGCGAACTGGTGGAATCGATGGAGCCGATTTCGCCGTTGTCGGCAGTAAAGTCTTTTGCTTCTCCGTGAACATAACGCAGTTCAATTTTAGGCTCGAAGGTTATGAGCGAGCTGCCGGCGTTGAGCGCCCGCGGCGCGTCGAAGTCGAACAGGCGGCCGGTTTCGGCGGTAAAGGCCCAAAAGCCCCTTTTGATGTCGTAGCCGTTGGTTCGGTTGCCGCCGGAAAGGTTGTCAAGGTCGGTATGCACCCAGAAATGACGGGCGGTCAGGTCGACAAACCACGGACTGTTGTGCGGCAGCCAGGTGGCGTAAAGGCCGGCGACCGGGGTTTTGGTATGTCCTTTGG